CCTTCATTTGATATTTTTACCTGAACCGATAGGAACTCGCCAATTACTCGTGGGGAAGTGATAAAGTTGGTACATACACAGCTTGCGTAAAATTTGTATTCAGGTATTTATCGTTGTATATCGTATATTTGACTTATCAGCATACTATATGATATAGTGGTTGTACATTGATATTTACTCAATGAATAACCACTTTTTTATGTTACACCTTATAAAGAAGCCCGAATATACACAAACTCGACATGAATGGATAGCGGACCAGGAAAGTATGAAGTTGCAGAACGAGATAATGAAAATCTATCTCGCAGTCGTCATCCCTTTCATTTTCTTTGTTTTTGTGTTCTCGGGCATAATACAATACATAAACCGAGACACAATCTATAAAATGCACGACCAGATATGCCAGACTACGCCAAAATCGCTTCTCTGTTACAATTTTAAAGTGTTGGAGGACATAGATGCCCTGGCGAAAGAAAAAAACGTTCCTACGAGATTGGTACTAGGAATTATGTTTGCAGAAAGCTCAAATTTCACAAATTTCAACAAGCCTATATGCAAAACGTATAACAACCCTTACGGCATTAAGGGCGCGATGGATGACAACTGAAAAGTCGAGTGGTATAAAGGGAAAAAGTGAAAAGGCGATGCAAATGGATGCTGGCTCTACAAATTTGAGAGTGTGCAAGAGGCCACGAAGTCATTACTGAATACATTGTCGATAGGGTATAAAAAGTGTGAGAATAGCGTTACTTGCATCGCCTATTCCTATGTAGGGCAAGCTCATGTGGCCGAGCAATCGTGGATTGACCGGGTTAATACTTATTATTTTTAGAGTTTACTTTCCAACTCCTCAATTTTCACCAACAAGAATTCCGGTGTTACCTTTAATGGCTTTCGTGCTTTTTGTCAGAGTATTTCGATATATTCCCTGCTATACTGCTTTTCTAGCCAATAAGTGAATTCTGAAGGCGTTTTATGCGCTGAGAACTGATCAGAGAACACATGGCATCCGGCGCATAAGCATATCCCATTATCAATATCCCATCTTGTAGACTTATTGTGTCGGGAAAAGATATGATGAGCATTCAAATATTGTGTTTTACCACATACTTCACACTTCCCTCATTTCTTTACTACAAGTTTCCATAAATTATCAGCTTTCTCGGAGAGTTTAGAGACGGAGAGCTTCTTCTTTTCTTTACTAGCGACTTTCCTTGCTTCGAGTTTAGCTTTTTTGTTTCGTTGCTTGGCTTGTTTCTCCCGAAGTTTCTGAAGTGGCGTGAGTTTAGGTTTCATTATTTGCAATTAATATTAAGTTTCCTAATCCCCTCCCTCCACACATTACTCCCATACAACCTAGTCGAAAGCACTCAACGCTTCTTCCATATCGAATACTTCTCAAAACAAAATCGTAGTCTCTCCTCGTCAGTCTTTAGGTTTTTATATGCCCGATAGTTATCAGGCTGGAAATCCGACCTAAACTGACAGAATCAAAAGGCTAAACCTCAATCACCTACTGCTTCACTGTGAAAAACACTTTCAGAACTTATGGTTCAGACAAAGACAAGGTCTCCTCAACTTATCTCAAAAGCCCTGGTTACTAGGTCGGCTCTTTTCGTACTCTCGCACCTGGGAACATAAAGCAATTCCTTTATCGTCTCCATCTGCTCCCAATAGAGCGTATATACTTTTGGTGCTGGCTCTCTATATGCCATGTCCCATAACTTAACTCAAAATATCACCAGCAACGAAATAAAAAGAAACCAAATAAGAGATTTCATAGTTTATTTTAAAAGATAATCTCGTATCTTAGACTCCCAATCTTTAAATCATATAAACTGTAAAACTACCTTGTTCAATTCAATATCACACTCAATACATATTGGTCTATAAAGGTTTCAATCAGCACAAATTTGCCATTGGTGTTCTGCTTTCTTCCCACAACGAACACAAGGTAGTCTTCTTATTCATATTTCTGAATATGGCTTCTTTCGTCAGTGCATATTATTTATTAAGAGATTTTCAATTTACAGAAGCGAGATAATCCTCTCAACCGCATTTTACAAATCAAAGTAATTTGCTTTCTGCATAAGGCGACCATGTTCAATCGTCTAATAATCTCCTCGATTTTCAATATTTGATTGTGTGTCTTTTTCAGCACCTGTGACATTTTATTGTCTTTCAAACAGGTTCTCAAAGTTCATCATTTCAAATGGCGAGCATATTATTTTTTGTTTAAAAAGGTAGTTATTTTCTCAATTTGCTCTCATAAATCTCTGAAATATCAAACATATGTTGTGTCGTGCTTGAAATCAGGTAAAGGTTTATCTGGTGTTTCTTGTTCGAGTTCGTCAATCTTTTCTAAAATTATATCAATTTTAAGCATGTTTTGTCTTTCATTAACATCGTTTAGGTACTCCCTCAATTTTTGTAGATTAGATGTCATAGTTTATTTGGTTAAAGATAAAGGTTTTTCTTTGAGCGTATCTATTCAATAATTTATCATTTGAATTGGTATCTTTGTTCAAATACAACTACACTCTACCATTGTTTTTGCATCTTTTATTCATAGTAAATATCACCTTTTCTCAGCTTCTTGTTCGACTTCAGATATAAAATTTTCAATAGTTTCCCACATTTCACTAATAGCCATATCTCATAATTTAAGATATGTTTTTCTTATGACATATCGTACATCATCAGTTCATTTTAGTGCTTCAAATCTTTCTTTCCAGTTCTCTCGTAGTGTGCTCATAGTAAGTAAATTAAGAAGTAAGATACACTCAGTGTTGTCGTGGCTGGAGTTAGAACCTCATGACTAGCTTTGTCAGAGTGCCTTATTTACTATTCGACACGCTCCTACCACAACAACACAGAATGTACCTTGCCTAGTTTATAGAGATACGACAGCTCTTTGGGTTATTTATTAGTTTTTACTGCTATAAAATAGATTATCATAATCCAGCTTGCTGCAAAAACAAAAGCCCATTCATTTTGTAGAATTGAACCGATTGAAAATCAGATATACCCAGCAAGCATTGTACGTGTTATATGGTTCATAGTTTAAAATTTAGTCTCTTTCAGTGTTGTAGTAGGTTCATATTCAAACAAACGCTTGATGACACTACATTTCTTACCTTCTAGTTTAGCAAGCCTTTTAGCTTCTTTTTTTGCAAATTCTAAGTCTTTGTGCCAACACGTTGGACACTCGCCACCATCAACTATGTTTGCATAAACGTATGCAGCTATTTCTTTATCGAGCGATTCCATACTTTCAAGAATACCTTTCGGATAATTTCGATTTTTTGTTATATCGAGTCAGTATTCATTGTCGGCTACAAATAAGTTATCAAACGATACTTCTTCAGGTCATTCTAGCCAATAATCCTGATATTCTTTCTCGGTAACAAGTGAGCAGAATTTTCCACACTCTCGACATTTGATACGACTATCGTCTATCTTGTCGTATCTGCTGCCACAACAAAGTGATACTTTTAACATAATAAAAAAGGTTAAGAATAATTATTGTCAGTGACGTGTATATAGTCCAGGATATGCACACTCAGGTTTTGAACAGTCTTTATGATACTGATCGGTGGCTAATTGAGTCACGACAGTTTCAAGGGCGTTTATCTTATCCTGCATTTTATTGTCTTCTTTGGTCATATTAAAAACCATTGCAAGCAAAATACAAAACGTGACAAAAAACATTACCCATAGTTGAATTAATTCTTTCATAATTAGATTGTTATAAATTGTTATAAATTGTTATAAATTACTTTTTGGCTCGCTCTCTCCGAGACTTAAATCATACAGGTTTCTCCCACTCTACTTCTCTCCAATGTAGTCACTTTTGGTCTATTTTATTCAGACCTTCACAAATTACTTTTCTTGTCTCTTCATTTGGTAGGTTTCAAGCTCTAGCACGTTTTAAAATTGAATACAAATTTTGTACAGGTATTCAACAGGCTTGTGCTAAACTTACTGGGACACCTCAGACATCGGTGTAGATATGAATGTTGAGACGGGTTCTATAAATTGAGTGAATCATATTAGAGTTTAGGTAATAAAGCTTTTACTTCGTCGATTTTCTTCTCAATCCAGCCAGTGTAGAAATCCATAAATACAGGATATGATTTTCTCATAGCGAAGTCCCAGTACACGTACAACACATTTCGCATTCTTTCTCCTGGTGATTTTCATTCTTGCTTGTAGTCTACGTCTATATCGTCAGCAACACCACGTTTTTGTGAAGCGAATAATTCAGCCATGTCTTCAGGAGAAAGCTCAGGAGTATAGAGTACTATTTTTACTCATTTATCAACTGTGGTACTGATTGTACCAATCTCGCAGTTTTTGAAGTTTATTTTTGGCATAGAAATTCATTAGGAGGTATCTTCGCGTACTTATTGTGATATTTTTCTACATTTCTACATAAATGGTCGAATAAAGCCTTGTCTTGTGAAATAATTTTAGAAAACTGATATTTATCGTCTATCGGGATTATTCCGTTCCACCACAGAAACGTATTGTAATAATCGAAGTCATGACGTGGGTACTTTTCAAGAGACTTGAAGTCTTTGCCTAATTTGAGCATTTGGCTACAAAAGTCTTCCTCGAGGTATTCCATAGTTAGAAAATTATAAAATATGTTTTGAGTACTCGGACATAATCAAATCAGCCATAACTTTAGATACCGCATAATGTTTTCGAGCTAACTTTACAGCTTCCTCTTTTGAGCTTGCAGTTAATTCTCCAGTTTTCAATTTCTCAATAAAAGCCGTCACATTCTCTTTTTTTATCCACTCAGAATGAGGTATATCGTTTTTATAAGGAAAGATTGAATTTGGGGCAGTATTTCAAGAGCTGGCAGTATTTGCTTCAAATTCTTCCATTTCCTCACGACTAGCGATACCAGAAGTAGTTTCGTACCCAGCAAAAGCCAAAGCACGTCATACGGCTACAGTTTCTAATTTTTCGAAAGCTTTCTCTCGTCCGAGTCTTCAAAATGAAGAGCCAGTAAACGTGCCTTTTTTAGTCTTAACGACTGCTTTGAAACAAGCCACGTCTCATTGGAGAGTAAACTCGGTAGAAATAGACATATCGGCTTCGTGGTCTTTGTGGTATTTATCCACCCGATCAGCGACTGAAACATAATCTTTTGGTATCATATAATTATTTTAAAAGTAATTGTTTAAGGCTCGGCATGCTCATACGATATAGATACGATAGCGCTCAATACTGTTGTGCTTCGTTCTCGGTAATATACCAAGCATTTTGCCAATCTGAAACTGAAAGAGAATAAAATTGTTTCATATAATTATTGATTATGAGCTTCAAGTTTTGAAGCAAGAAATAAATCGTGACTTACTTTTTCAACTTCTTCGTCCCAGCCGTAGAACTTAACTGTTTCTTTTTGTTTATTCCGGTCTTTCAAGTGCTTTACCCTCCAATATAACAATCAACGGAGTATCTGAATGTCTCGCCATGCAAATGCACGACCCCAAGTGGATAGTTCGTCTGCCATATAGTAAAGTTAAGAAATAGAGTAAAAGGTTTGTACAAAGTGAAGGTTGTGAACTGTTGGTAAATACCGGTCGTTCGTGGTTATCAACTTTGACGTGGTCATTATATTTTTTTATTACTTGCCGTCAACTATTTACCCACTTAATGATATTGACATTATGATATTATTATTTCACTTTCCCTTTGAAAAGAATATAAATATCCTATAATGCTTGTGTCAGAAAATGTATGCAAATTGAATCTCTTCGGAGATTCTTTTTGCTTTTAAACTAAGAATACAAAAATCAAGTGAGAAGATTTGAAATATTAGTGAAAAAGACGATAATTGTTTGCGTTTAGGGCTCAAAGGACTGTTTTTTTATTTACCGATTGTGAGTGGTAGGTGCCCTAAACAGTCCGCCTACCGCTCAGAATTGGTACAATAAATTTTATGAAGGAATATTTCCCTCACGACGTATACGCTCATAAAGACCCGAAATGCTCGGCTCTTATGAACGATTTTTGACCGTGATGATACTGACTGTATTGGGCATTAATTGAAATAATGCACGAGCAATGAGGAAAAATAGAAAAGTTCCCAAAGTTAATGGATTGATTGGCTTTCGAGCTTCGTATAGAAAAGGAAGCACTAACGAAGCAAATCGAAGCAATGCTTCACGAATATAATTTATTCGAGGAAGATGAAAATTATATATGGTCTAACCGTGTGTTGCGAAATCTTGAAGCACGGGAAGAAAAGAAAAAAGCAAAATCCGAAGCGTGACGTATTTGATGATTACAATCTGGAATTACTCGAAGCAAATCGAAGCAGTGCTTGAAGCAAAACGAAGCAAAGGAAGCAAAGGAAAGGAAAGGAAAGGAAATAAAAGGAAATAATACAGATACAAGTGACGAGGTGTACACGCAAGCGTGACACCTCTCTATAACTAACGATGAATTTACTAAACTAGAGAAAGAGTTTTGAACCGAGAGGGCTGATGACCTAGTAAGACAGGTTTTAAATTATCGAAAGAACTCAAAATACAAATCACTTTATCTCACCGCTATGACGTGGTGAAGAAAAGAAGTAAAAAAAGAAAACGAACCGATAAAAAAAGTTTTGGTAACTACTGATTATTCTAAACTCTAAAATATGAATGAATTACAAAACCAACAAAAATACATCGCCTCAGCTTTTATCTACTGAGACAATCGTGAGTTTTTAGACTTGCTCGACCCGCTTATGTTTTGAGACTACGCTCCGATAATCTCAGTCGTTAAACAATATTCGGACTGAGCGGATATAGTTTTTAATTGCTGAGCATTTGAATGCTTTTCAGACTTGCTTGAGCTTGATTTTGATACTGCGTTTCATTATCGACACGCAAATTTCTGAAAAGAGTTTATGCGACTGTACGAAATGTTCATGGATAACAAATTCAAAGTCTCAAAGAATAAACTCAGCCGAGAAGCGGTTAAAAAGGTAAATAATCTTTATGAACAATTACAGAAAAGGCTCGAAGGAAACGTACAAAATGATGTACTCGAAGAATCCGAGAGGTATATAAAAATGGCTCAGGAGAAAAGCTGAGTCAAGACCGGATTAGGTTTTCTCGACAAGCATATTGGTTGGCTCCGATCCGGAACTGTTACGAGAGTTAGCTGATACTCGAACATCGGGAAGTCTCGATTTATGTATCGAGTAATTGTTAATGTCCTCAAACAATGAAAAAGTGTTCATCTTTTCAGTCTGGAAGTACCAAAGTGAGTTGTTTTGATAAACCTTGTTTGAGCATATTTCAACATGAGTACATCATCGGTAGAATACTGACATCAAAACGCAAAACTAAAGGATTTTTATAGTGATTTCAAAGACCAATTATTGATTGAAGACGACAAAACATCACTAGAGCAAATACATGCGAGCGTACTCGCAAACAACAAGGATTCTGTTTTTATCGACTATGTTCAGAATATAACAGCCACAGGGAAAGACGAATACGAGAGAATGACAAAGATAGCTCAGGATATACAAAAAATGGCGATATCGACTTGAAAGCCTTTCTTTGATTTATCTCAGGTTTCAAACGAATGAACGAAATACAAAGCTGGCGACATGATACCAAGTAAAGGAAGTTGAGCATTTGTTCACGCTTGCGATATCGGGCTTGTTTTATCAAAATGAGAAGATAAATGAAGGCTTAGTCTTATACTTGCGAAAAACAAATTTTGAGAAAAGGATATAACCTACACGCTCGATGCAAACATGGCAAACTGCGAATTTAAATTTTTATCTGATAACGCAATCTAATATGAAAAACGAAACACTACAATACGAAAATGGAGAAATTTCCGAAAAGGAATATTTCTCGTGGCTTTCAAGTAAACTAGCCAAAAATCGCACTGAAAAATGAATAAATAGAGTTGCAAAATTCATGTAATTTCCTATAATACCGCTATGACTTTTCAAGAAAGTTACGCTATATGACTCCAAGCCGAAAATCTGGTACTCTCTCACATCCAATCTAAGTACCCTCAAGCTCATAAGACAGAACTCAAAACAAAAGACTGAGATATATTCGTTCCTGAACTCTGATTGACTATCGAAGTAAAATATGATAAGAAATCGGAGAAGACAGGTAACTTCCTTATTGAAACCTTTTATAACTGAAAGCCTAGCGGAATTTTAACAACAAAGAGTGACTGGTGGGCAATCGTAGATAAGGGGATTCACTACTTTCCTACCTCGTATCTCAGAAACGTAATCAAATCGAAGAAGCTCAAACAAATAGAATTTAAGGGGGGAGACAACGAACCAATGAAATGATTTTTAATTAATAAATATGAAATGCAAGCAATGTAACAGCACAAGACTTGTAGCATACTGACATCTCCTTCAATGCGCACAATGTTTTACAGTATTTGAGAGACCGTTAGCCAAGGAAGATAAATTTGTTAAAGATTTTTTTAACATATAAATATGTTCTACACCGATCAGGAAATCGAAGATATCAAAGCAATCGCCCACGAGGAGTGATATTTCGCTTGTCTAACCCAATACTGACTATGAAACAACGAAGACATAAAAAAGTAAAAGAAGGCAAGGTGTGGATTCCGGTTTACTCGAATGCTCAAATAGTAAGAGTTGCAAACAAAAATAAAAACCTATAATAAATTTATGTTTATCTCCGTAAACTACAACGACCAACGCAAAACTGCCTGAGATAAATATTTCTTGCAGTACCCAAACGGAAACAATATCGCGGCTATGTGGAAAATGTTTTGAAGCATTCGAGTAGAAGTAAGTGATAAACAAGAAGTACAAAGCATTATTTTAAAACTCTTCAACTCTTTTGGAATAGACGAAATGACACTCCAGGCAACAATACTACAACTCCCTCAATTATTTTCTCATTACACAACCTCCTATTCGTGAGGACTCCCTAAAAAGATTACACTCATACCGAAAGAACCAATTAAATTCTTAGACAACACCGATTGAATCACTGATCTGCGAACAACCAAAATAGTCACAAAGGAAGAGTATGACAGACTCCGTAGTTCTATTTGATTTATTTCATAACATGCACGCTTGATGAAGACCAACAGTAATTAATGATGAAGTTCTGTCAAAACTAGAATTTGGTTTTTCAAATAGTCTGACAGATGAAGAGGCTTGTCTTTATGCTGATATTTGTCCTAAAACACTTTACAGATATATAGAAGATAACCCTGAGTTTTGACAGCGAAAAGAGATACTGAAGCGACAACCGAACATAAAAGCTAAATTTAATTGGGTGAATAAGATTTGAAGTGATGACTATACCGCAAGTAAAGAATGGCTAGAAAGAAAAGCAAAATCTGAGTTCAGTGTAAAATCAGAAGTAGACACAAAACAAACAATTGTTGATATTACTGATGATTTAACCCCCGAGCAAAAACACTTAATAGCTTCCAGGCATCTCAATGGATAAACTCGAAAAACAATTTTTTAAGTGACAAGCCCGTTCAGACTTGTTGTCGTACTCTGTGTACTGCGACAAGTTTTTTGAAATAAGCCCTCATCATATTTTACTCGCAGACCACCTCGATAAACTTTTAAAAGGAGAAATACAAAATCTGATTATTTCAATGCCTCCCCGATCCTGAAAGTCACGATTGATGCAGGAGTTTATATCTAAACTATATTGAGATTATCCAAGAACTGATGTCCTCTATACCGGGCATTCTTTGAACCTATTAGAATGATTCTCAAGGAATATCCGTAATAGAATCCAGACAAGAGAATATCAATCACTCTACAACACAAAGATTAGCTCTGACAGTTCCGCAGTAAAGAACTGGAACGTAGAATGAGGTTGAGAGTTCGCTATCTATTGAGTTTGAGGAGGAATCACCTGAAAGGGATGAAACATTTTAATATGTGATGATGCATACGCAAGCAGACAAGACGCTGAATCAGAGACTATTAGACGGACTGTATCAAATTGGTATTGGTCGACCTTCCTTACTCGTAAACAAGACGATAAGGCAAAACAGATTATCATCATGCAACGCTGGAGAGAAGACGACCTTGTATGAGAGATTTTAGAGCGAGAATGAGAGAAATGGGTTGAGTTGAAGATACCAGCAATCAATGAAAACTGAGAAAGCTTCTGGCCATCAAAGTTCTCTATGCAATACTTTAATGATTTAAAGAAACAGAATCCTCTCTTCTTTGAATCCCAATACCAGCAAAACCCAATTAATTCAGAGAATTGAGACTTTGTGCAATCGTACTTTATCGCCTATGACCAACACGAATTAGAAAGTAATAAGAAATTCTTAGATATAGTTACTTTTGTTGACCCGGCCATCTCTCAAAACCAAGAGGCAGATAATACTGCGATTGTAACCGCCTGAATTGATACGAGAAGTAACTTTATCTATGTCCTTGAAGTCCAAGCAAGTAGAATGCTTCCTGACGAGATTATTTCACGAACCTTCGCAACACAAAGGAAGTGGGGAGGAAAGGTTGGAGTAGAATCTATCGCTTATCAGAAAATGCTTATCCTGGAAATGCAAAAGCAAATGAGAATACGAAATTACTTCTTTACACTCGAAGAAATCAAGCCAAACACCGAGAAGAACGCAAAGATTAAGACATTATTACAGCCTCGATATGCATCGCATTCAATCCTACACTCGATTTACATGAAAGACTTAGAGGCTGAACTATTGAAGTTTCCGAATGGTAAACACGATGATATGATAGACGCATTATCTGGCTGTATCCAAATGTTTTGAACCACAAGTATCGAAGACATGGATTCTTCTTTTGAATCCGAATCCTTTTTATAATTTGCACTTTCAAAAAAGAGAATACAATTTTATTACTAACAATTCTATTATGGATTATATACTCAATAAGGAGATAAAGGCTCCCACCTGATGGGACTACGACCGCATTTTAACTAAAGTTACAAAGGAAATATCAGACGCTGATGATTATATGTCACGAAAGGTTCAAAAGAAACGAGACCAATTGAAACTTTATGTGAATCAAGAGAAAGAACCTGAACGAATAAGTGATAATTCTCTCTATGGAGCGATGCAATCATGGATGGCGGCAACAACGAGTGATAAAAAGAGCGTAACTTGGCTCGGAAGAGAATGGATGGACGAAGATATTGCTGAAAATCTGAATCACTTATCTAAATTTGACTGGGATGAAATGGAAATGCCAGAAAAGGAAATAAAAAGGAGATGGCACGAATGAATGTTTGGGGTTTCTATCCTGCAAAAGACAGGCTGGAAACATAAATGCCCAACAGTAGAAGTCCGCGACCCTCTTTCCTGGTTACCAGACAAAAAAGGTTGGCTGAGAAGTCGAAACTTCCAATTTATGTACTTTGATGTTGATGTTCCTGCTTATACACTCAAGGAATCTGATGGATATGTGAACTTAGATATTATCAAAGAAGCTTGATATGGAAGTTCTATCACAATAAACAACGATATTGCCTATTGTACTCCGAGAAATATAGGAACTTGATTAAGTGAATCAGACGGAAACGAACTCGTAAACATTAAAGACGGATACACTCGAATCGAATGAATCCCTTACATTGTAACGATTTGTAGTGGAGTAATCATCCGATTTGAAGCAATCAAACCTGTTACGAAACTAGAGAAGGAAGACCCAACAGAAATAGAATTTCCTGTTGTACTCCGTTATTTCTCTCCGATTCCAAACGACCCTTGTGGGATATCTCTTGCAGACTTAATGGAAGACTCTCAAATGGCACTTACTATCCTAAAGAACCTGAAGTTAATCCAGGAGAAGGATTTAGCTCTTGGAGATACCGTACTCGTTTCGGACAAGATAAAGAACAAGACAGACTTATTAAAAGCTCCCTCTCTTACTCGAAGAAGGTTTATTACTGTGAAAGAGGACAATGTACAAAATCTTACAGCCAATATACCAAAATCACAAGGCTCTAGCGATTGGTATAACTTTGAA